TATTTTCAATCAGCGGTACCTTCGCGTATCTGTGATGACATTGTAAAATATGGTCAACAACTTCAAGATCAAATGGCAGTCACTGGTGGTTATGGTGATAGAAAATTAAATCAAAAAGAAATAAAAGATTTAAAAACAAAAAGAGATTCTAATATTGTTTGGATGAACGATAGATGGGTTTATAAAGAAATACAACCTTATGTTCATCAAGCAAATGCAAGTGCAGGCTGGAATTTTGAATGGCATTTTAGTGAGTCTTGTCAATTTACAAAATATAAAAAAGGTCAATACTATGATTGGCATTGTGATAGTTGGGATAAACCTTATCAAAGACAACAACCTAACGATCCATCAAATGGTAAGATTAGAAAGTTATCTGTAACAGTAACTTTATCTGATCCAAAAGATTATAAAGGTGGTGAATTAGAATTTGATTTTAGAAATTTAGATCCTGACAAACCTAGAAAACCTGTAAAATGTAAAGAGATATTACCTAAAGGATCTTTAGTTGTATTTCCTAGTTTTGTGTGGCATAGAGTATGTCCAGTTAAAAGTGGAGAAAGAAAAAGTTTGGTAATATGGAACTTAGGATGGCCATTTAAATAAAGGAAAATATGAAAAAGAAAAAAGCTAAAGCTAGAAAACAAAAAATAAAAAAAGAAATAATTAGTTATCCAAAACAATTACAATTAGAAGAATTTTTTAAATGTCCTATATGGTTTGCAGATGAACCAAAATTTGTAAATAATTTAAATAAAGCATCAGATAAATATATTGAAGCATCAAAGAAAAATTTAAAACCAACTATTGATGAACGTAATAAAAAGTTTGGTGACAAAGGTGATATGGGTCATGTATTTCATTCAACAACGTTAATTGGTGATCCTAAATTTAAAGAACTACAAGATTATATAGGAGCAACTTCACATAATTTATTAGGCGAGATGGGTTTTGATTTGACAAACTATCAAGTCTTTACTACAGAATTATGGGTACAGGAGTTTGCTAAAAAAGGTGGTGGCCACCACACTTTACATACACATTGGAACGGCCACATATCTGGTTTTTATTTTTTAAAAGCAGATGAGTCTACATCTTTACCAATGTTTGAAGACCCAAGACCAGGTAATGTTATGAATCTTTTACCAGAAAAAGATAAAACAAAAGTAACTTATGCATCATCACAAATTAATTATAAAGTTAAACCAGGTAGAATGATATTCTTTCCATCATACTTACCTCATCAGTACATTGTAGATATGGGCTATAGTCCATTTAGATTTATACATTGGAACTGCCAAGCAATACCAAAAGGAGTGTTAAATGTCGTTTAAAAAAAATAAATATACAGTATTAAAAAATGCTATCTCACCTGAAATTGCAGAGTTTGTTTATAAATATTTTTTAAATAAAAGAAACGTTGCAAGATTTTTATTTGATAACAAATACATTTCACCTTTTACAGAATATTGGGGTGTATGGAATGATGAACAAGTTCCAAACACTTATTCACATTATGGTGACATTGCAATGGAAACTTTATTACAGGAAGTAAAACCTGTAATGGAAAAACATACAGGATTAAAATTAAGTGAAACATATTCTTACGCAAGAATTTATAAACAAGGAGACGTGTTGGCTAGACACAAAGATAGATACTCATGTGAGATATCTACAACGTTAAATTTAGGGGGCGACCCATGGCCAATCTATCTTGATCCAACAGGTAAAAAAGGTCAGGCTGGTATTAAAGTGGATCTTAAACAAGGGGACATGTTAATATATTCTGGTTGTGATCTTGAACATTGGAGAGAAGAATTTACAGGTAAGAATTGTGGACAAGTATTTTTACATTATAACAGAGCTAATTCAAAAACTGCTAAAGAAAACTACTTAGACAAAAGACCTTTACTAGGTGCGCCTGCTTGGTTTAAAGGAACTGCATTGACAAAATCTAAAAAATAGTCTATACACTAGGCTTGCAGGGGGATGATCCACCACAGATTCCCTCTGCTTAAAACCTATTGAAATCACCTACAATCTGATATAACACCTAATAAACAGGTTTTTATATGCTACAAAAATTAGGCTTTGCTCCAGGATTTAATAAACAAGTCACAGAGACCGGTGCTGAAGGGCAATGGTTTGATGGTGATAATGTACGTTTTAGATATGGTACACCTGAAAAAATAGGTGGCTGGCAACAATTAGGTGAATCAAAATTAACAGGTGCAGCAAGAGCTATTCATCATTGGGACGATAATGCTGGTATTAAATATGCGGCAATAGGCACTAATAGAATTTTATATGTGTATTCAGGTGGTACTTATTATGATATCCATCCTATTAGAACTACACTTACAGGCGCAACTTTTACAAGCACATCTTCATCAAAAACAGTTACAGTAACATGTACCGGGGCTCATGGATTAATTGAAGATGATATCGTTATGTTTGATTCAGTAAGCGGAGTTACTGCTGTAGGGTCTACTTATAATGACGCTACATTTGAAGATGTAAAATATATGGTTACGTCAGTTCCAACTACAACAACTTTTACAATTACAATGGAAGCTACAGAAACAGGCACACCTTTATCAGGTAGCGGATCTGCTTCTATTTTATGTTATTATACAGTAGGACCTTCACAACAATTAGGTGGATTTGGATGGGGTGCTGGTTTATTTGGTGGAACCTCTCTCGGTGCTGCAACTACAACTTTGGCTTCTACTATTAATGACACTGTAACCGACATACCATTAACTAACTCAGCAGCCTTTCCTTCTGCTGGTGAAATAAGAATTGGTACAGAAGATATAAGTTTTACAAATAATAATACTACAACAAATATTTTAAGTGGTGGTGCAAGAGAAGTCAATGGCACTACCAAAGCAGGACATAGTGGTGGTGCTACAGTTACAGATATTTCTGGTTTTGCTGGTTGGGGTGATCCAGCCTCTTCTGACTTTACAATTGATCCTGGTTTATGGGTTCTTGATAACTATGGTACAAAATTAATTGCACTTATATACAATGGTAAATGCTTTGAATGGGATGCAGCTGCAGTAGGGGCTGTTAATACACGTGCAACTGTTTTAGCAAACGCACCTACAGCATCACGTCATGTATTAGTATCTACACCAGATAGACACTTAGTATTTTTTGGTACAGAAACAACTGTAGGTTCATCTACTACACAAGACGACATGTTTATACGTTTCTCAGATCAAGAAAATATTGATGGCACAGATGCTTATACAGTAAAAGCAGAAAACAATTCTGGTACACAAAGACTAGCAGATGGCTCTAAGATTATGGGTGCTATTAAAGGTAGAGATGCAATTTATGTATGGAGTGATACCGCATTATTTTTAATGAAGTTTGTAGGCGGAGACTTTGTCTTTGCTTTTGAACAAGTAGGTACTAACTGTGGATTGTTTGGTAAAAATGCGTGTATTGAAGTTGATGGTACAGCTTATTGGATGTCTGAAAATGGTTTTTTTACTTATGATGGTCAGTTAAAATCTATGCCGTGTCTTGTTGAAGACCACGTTTATGACGATATAAATGCTACATCTAGAGACCTTATTAATGCAGGATTAAATAATTTGTTTGGTGAAGTTAATTGGTTTTATTGCACAGCTGCATCAGATCAAATTGACAGAGTAGTTACTTATAATTATTTAGACTCATCACCTAAACGTCCTATATGGACAACAGGCACTTTACCTAGAGCAGCGTGGCAAGATTCTGCAGTCTTTGATAAACCACATGCGACTTGTTATAAACCTGCTGATAATGCATCGTCAGATGTTATTGGTAATACGGACGGAAGTACGATATACTATCAACAAGAAACAGGGACCGATCAAATTAATGCTGGTGGTGTAACAACTGCCGTAATAGGTACTATTACTTCCGGTGATTTTGATATTACTCAACGTAGAAGTAATACAGGACAAACAGTAGGGATGCCGGACATTAGAGGAGATGGTGAATACATTATGAGAATTAGTAGATTTATACCAGACTTTATTTCACAGACAGGAAACACTGCAGTAAAATTTAAAACAAGATTATATCCAAACAGTAGTGAAACAACTACTTCTTTTACATGTGACTCTACGACAACTAAAAAAGATGTAAGAGTAAGAGCTAGACAGATTGCATTAGAAGTTGCTAACACAACTACAAGTGAAGATTGGAAACTAGGAACATTTAGATTAGATATACATCCAGGAGGAAGAAGATAATGGCTACTGATCAAGAAATACGAGAAGCAGGTTATTACTATATTCCACCACAAGAATATTTAAAAGACCCTTTTAAAATACCTGCTGCACCAGAAGCACCGGACAACGTTAACACTGGTGGTATTGTTAATACTGATGCTTTTAATGACAGCAACAATATTCTTGCAGGTTATGATGATAAGATAGGAGCTCCGGGTGCTTCTCCTTTTTTAAATATGAGTCAATTAAACTATTCCATAGGTAATCCGGACACAATCATAGCTCCTGGTGTTCGTTTGGGAGGAGCTTATCTACCTCCGGGAACCGCAGATTTTAATAAACAATTATTTGAAACAGGTCCTTACGCTGATCCATATGGAAAAACGCTAGCAGATTATAAAAGAAATCCTATGCTAGACCCTTTAAATCAAAAAATAGTAGAGAAGCTTAGAGCAGATATGGATGCTGCATATCCTAGTGAAGGAACCGCAGATTTAATTGCAAAATACAGAGAGTATAATCCAGACTATAATAGATATACTGATGAAGAAATAACTCAACTAGGTTTAAAAGGTTTTAAACCTAATTATACAGATGAAGAATTGATTAATATGTATGGTAATCAAAATTTTGAAGACGACGAAGAAGAATTTAATTTTATGGATTACCTACCTTTTGTTGGAAACAAAAGTATAATGTCAGGTATTTTAAGTCAAATTCCACAACAAGATTCAAGGTTTACAGACATTAGAAGTTATTATGGTGGATCAGATAATTTAGATAGCATGGGAAGAATAAAATCTGGATTAATGGCAGGATATAGCCCTGTGTCTGGTGGATTTTTAAATACAATATCAGGCGGTAGATTTGGAAGCCCTACAACATATGGTTTACAAAGAGCTTATCAAAAAAGAATAGATACGATTAAAAAAACATTAGATAGAAAATATGCTGATGGAAATTATGACGATACTGAATTAGATGAAAGATTAGCTAAACTTGAAGCAGAAAAAGCGGCTGAACAAAAAGCACTTCAAACATCACAAAGAGCAAAAGACTACCAAACTATTCAAGATGCTTATGATAGACAAACAGGAGGAGGATCAAGTTATTCTGGTGGTGAAACAACAAAAGGAGATGATACTTCTTACAATGATCCGTTTGATCCAGGTGGTGGAGAGTAATGGCAAAGATAGTAGAATCATTAACTAGAGCGGCACCTGAATATACGCAAACAAATTTACAATCACTGGTCAGGGATCTTGACTCAGTAATTACAAAATTAAACACAACGTTTCAAGAAGAAGTAAAACAAGAGATAGAAGCTAAAAGTTTCTTTTTAGAATAATGGCAATAGTAAACCAATATAAATTTGCAGGCATAGATAATAGCACAACAGGTGGTGCACTTACACCACTAGGATCAGGTAACCCTTTAGTAAATGAAACGTATATTATAAAATCTCTTCTTGTTACATCTGCAGGTACACCTAGTGTAACTGTTACAAACAATAGTATTACAGCTATTAAATCTAAAGCTTTAACAGCTAATGAAACTACAGAATTATTAACACAGCCGTTAATAATAGAAGGTGGAAAAACTTTTACAGTACAGTCAAGCACAGCAGACTCGTTTGATGTAGCTATTAGTTATTTAAACATTAAAAAGGAGAAATTAGACTAATGAAAGTATATGATGCTAAAGTAGAGGAAACATATAGACACAAAAAAACAGGTGAAATTTTTAAGGAAAGAAAAGACTGGGAAGCCAAGGGTTATAAACCAGAGGAAATGGCACAAGACGTAAATGTTATTATGCCTCCTCTTGATTTATTTAGTAAAACCAAGTAAACATAGGAATTAAGGTAAAATTATGGCAATATCTAGAATGCAAGAACCCCAACAAATACAATCAGGAATAGGCTCCTTACAAGATCCTAGACAGAGATATTTTTTAGGTAAACTTGTAAAGAAAGCTAAACGTGCTGTAAAGAAAATTGTCAAAAGTCCTATAGGTAAAATAGGGTTACTTGCAGCAGGTGCATATGGTTTAGGTGCTTTAGGTGGCGCCGCTAAAGGTGGTGGTTTTTTAAATATGCTTAGAACAGGAGGCATGAAAAATTTTGGTTTAAGCAATATTGGTGGTGGTTTAAGTAGACTAGCTTTTGGTCTTAAAGGTGGCACAGGTTTAGCGGGTCAAGGTCTTCTAGGAAGTGGTGGTGCTTTTTCTGGCAAGAGAGCATTTCTTACTGGTGGTGCACTAGCATCAGCTTTACCATTTTTAATGGGTGGCGGTGATGACGAGGAAGAAGAAGTTGTAGATGTTATGGATCCAAGATACCAAGTACAGAGAGCTAAAAATTATTACAGCGGTGCAGGTGATGCAGGCGCTGGTTTAGATTTTATGCCGGATAAAAAATATGTAATGCAAAATTTTTACGCAGCTGACGGTGGTCGTGCAGGATTTGATAATGGTGGTGGTGTAATAACAGAAAAAGAACAAACATTAATAGATCTTGCTGATTACTTTATGGAAAGAGGTATGTCTGAATCAGAGGCCTATGAAGCAGCAGCTAAACAATTATATGCTTATGGTGGTAGAGTAGGATATCAAGATGGTATGATGGTTGAAGAAGATGATGAAGAAGAATTTATAAGAAGTGGTGCAGGTATGTCTAGAAGACAACCTAAAGCATTTTTAAATATGGGTGGTGGCGCAGGTCAAGCTCAAGCAGAACAAATGCTTATGATGGAATATGTAAAATACAAAAACAAGGGTGGCACACTATCTTTTGAACAATTTGTAAAAGCAGTAATGCAAGAAGCTGCACCAGAAGGTGCAGGCATGGAACAACCACAACCAGTTATGATGGCAGCAAATGGTGGACCAGTGCCAGATTCTACAGTTCCAGGGTATACAACACCTGCAGGTTATAACAAATTTGATTATAGATCGGGTGGAGTACCGGTAAGAGTAGGAGCACAAGAAGGCGGGATTATGGAAACTGAAGTTGCAGAAGAAGTAATGCCTTTACTTGATATGGGTGGCAAAGAAAAAGATTATAGAAATACAGGTGGTTTTGTAGAGCTTGGTAAAAAAGAAAGAGCTGATGATGTGCCTGCAAGACTATCAAAAAATGAGTTTGTATTTACAGCAGATGCTGTTAGAAATGCAGGAGGCGGCGATATAGATAAAGGCGCTGAAGTTATGGAAAATTTAATGAACAACTTAGAACAGGGCGGTGAAATTTCTGAAGAGTCACAAGGTTTAGAAGGTGCGCAAGCAATGTATGATCAACAACAAATGTTACAATCAAGGATAATATAATGTCAGTACAAGATTATTTAGAACCCGCAGTAAAAGATTACGCAAATCAGGCTAAAGCCGCATATTCCGCTCCAATAAACACAGGTACTTTTACTGGTAGACAATTTGTTGCGGGCGAAGATCCATTACAAACACAAGCAATTAATATTGCACGACAAGGTGTAGGATCTTATCAACCGTTTTTATCTGCAGCACAAACTGCACAACAACAAGCAGCAGGAACCGTGGGTGGACTAAGTGCATTAACTGGACCACAATCTTATCAATCTTTTATGTCTCCATATCAAACACAAGTCATTGATGCAACTTTAGCAGAATATGACAAACAAGGTCGAGCAGGAGAACAAGCTATTAAAGATGCGGCTGTAGCGTCTGGTAACTTTGGTGGTGGTAGAGAGGGTGCACAACTAGGTCAGTTTCAATCGGATAGATTAGCAGACAGAGCAGCTCTTCAAGCACAATTGCTACAAGGTGGTTTTACACAAGCAAACCAATTAGCTAATCAAGCATTTGGTCAAGGTACACAACTAGCGGGATTACAATCAGGTTTAGCTAATCAACAATTTGGGTTATCTAATTTTGCAAGACAAGGTATGGGTCAAGACGTTTCTGCATTAGGATCTCTTGGTGCATTAAGACAAGGTCAACAACAAGCTATGTTAACTGCTGATCAACAAGCAGCACAGACTGCGGCGTACGAACCTTACGGAAGACTTTCACAATACGGTAATACATTAACAGGTTTATTAGGTGGCGTATCAGGATCACAATATGCAGAGCCTCAAGCTGCAAGTCCATTCCAATCAGCACTTAGCACAGCGTTAGGTATTGGTGGGTTGTACGGAAAAATATTTGGGTAATAAACTATGAGACCATTAAATAGACCAATGTTTAGATACGGCGGCCCTATTAAAGAGGGTGTTATGTCAGGGATTAGGGAGCCTAAAAAGAATGGTAACATAGTTGGAGGACGTCAGTCACCTAAATTAGCTGGTGCTCATCCTTTAAAAGATGCAAGCGGTAGAGAACATCATTTACTACCTGCTGGTATGGCGATAGGCGCAGGTTTACAAGCTTTAAGAATGGGTGCTATGAGAATGGCTCCAAGAGCAATTACAGGAATTAAAAATTTATTTAGAACACAAACTGGTACAAAAGCAGTTCCAAAACAAGGACCAGATTTTGTTATACCTGGAGGCAATATTTACTCTAAAGGTTTTCCAGGTGGTAAGGTACCTGCAAGAACAATAACACCAGGCACAGGAGACGTCCCTATATTTTCACCTAACTTTTTAGGTAGAGACCCAACTGTTAGATTAGTTGGAGGTGCTTACAAAGCAGTTACAAACCCAGCAGTAAGTGGTATGGCTAGTAAAGCAGCTAGATTAGTATTCTCTCCAACAGGTTTAGTTACCGGTGCTGTTTATTTTGGTGGTAAATTTTTTGATTCAGATGGTAATGAAATAAAAGATGCAAAAGAAAAAGGTTTAACTGCTGGAGATAAAGTAGGCACGTCTGGAGCACCAGGAGGCGGGGACCCGGGAATGTTCTTAACTCCTCAAGGTAAACAACCAGGTGAAGGTGTAACATTATCTGCAAAAGAGAAACGTAAAAACCAAATTCAAAAGTACAGAGATATTATGGATATTAAAGGCATGAACAAAGCTGCTGCATACGATTCTTTAATTGCAGCTAGTAAAGCTATTGGTGAGTCTGGAGATTTCAAAGGTGATATTAAATCTGGTAAATTAATTAATCAAATTATTCAAGCAACAAGTAAGGCATTTGACAAACCTAA